TCTGGACCCACTCGCGTGGACCCAAAAGACTACACCTTTGGCGCCCGACCAAAGTAGAACTTTGATACTTTGCCAAAGGGGATGATACATTCCGTGTGTCATTTAGCCTCCGAAGACGATAGGACCGGGCCGGACTCGTCAGAATAAGAAATCATGGATGTCAAACAAAAAGTTAAATCAAAAGAATTAATTTCAAGAAGACTTAGGTCTTCCGTTAATTATTATTTTGACCACTTTTGTTTAACCAACCATGTCGCTTATAAGGACTTTGCCAAGCAGTACTTTGATCACGTTAATAAGATCTCTGAACATAGAGGGCCCAGAAATGCGCTCCTCTATTGTAAAGAGTTCCGATTAACAGTGACAAGATACTTAACTGGTGAGGTCTACCGCGGAAAGGTTGTCTCGACGACCAAGGAAGGTCTTCCAAAGGGTTACCCCATTTTGAAGACTATCCTTAGTGATCTAAATGTTGAAACTATTAGATCAGTCTTGACAGTCCTAACTGCGAGTAGATCCGTTGTACTGAAAAGTGTGGTTCCTGATGTCAAAGCTATAGTTGATACGTGGGGAGGCCAGATCCCAGAAAACTGGGAGGCTAACCAATCACCTATCTTCCGTAGTCTAAGAATCACGAAACACAAATTAAAGTGAAACGGATACCATATAAGTACCAAGAGCGGGCCGAACGGACAAGCTCTTAATTCATGTATGGAGGATCTAACTTCCTTAGAATATGATGAACTCAGGGAGTCCATCGAATTCTTGGGAGGAGAGAAACTACGTACATTAATGTCAGAGCTTTATTCCGATGTTGATGGAGAACCATTCTGTGCTTGGATTGGGCCTAAGTTGTTTAAATGAAAGGGAAACCTCTCACTTAGACGCTTAAGCTTTATTCCAGACGCGGAAGGGAAGACCAGAAACATTGGGATACTTGATTATTGATCGCAGACTGCCTTAAAACCTATTCATGAAATTCTTATGAAAATCTTGAAAAGGATTCCGGAAGACTGTACCTATAATCAAGGCTCATTCAAGACCAAACTTCAAAGTGGAACCGGAATGTTCTTTAGTTTCGACCTTACAAATGCCACTGAGCGTATGCCTTTAGAATTTCAAAAGCACATAATCAGTTACATTTTTGGGGAAGAAACCGCAGAACATTGGCACAAACTTTTAGTCAGTCAAAAGTTTAGTGCTCCCGGGATGAAACCGATCCTTTTTGGATCGGGACAACCGATGGGAGCCTATTCCTCTTGACCCGCTATGGCTCTGACCCACCACGTGATAGTATGACTCGCTGGAAGGACTTGTAAGGTCTCTCCGAGAGGGAAATACGTATTACTTGGTGATGACATTGTCATAGCTGACGAAAAGCTTGCTGCCTCCTACCTCGAAATACTTAAGACTCTGGACATGCCCATTTCAATGCAGAAGACACACAAGTCAAAAGACTTGTATGAATTCGCAAAGAGATGAGTATGAAAAGGGTCTGAAGTAACCCCCTTTCCTATACCGGCCTTGGTTAGTACCTGGAAAAGATATTATCTTCTTCAGAACACTTTCCAAACGGCAGAAGAAAGAGGCTTCGTGCCTAGGGACGGCTGATCTAAATGTGTTCTAGATCTCATGCATCTTTTCGGTAAGAAGGGCCAAGCCCAACGTATCGTCAAGCTGTACGAGATTTTCGACGTCTTTAGTCGCAAGGACTTATCTGATGATGACAGGAACGGGCGGATGACAGAAGTCATCCGCGTGAACATGAAACCATCAGAGGCCCTAGTCTCAGCATTTGAAAAGGGTGAATTCACACCTCTTCACATGATGAGACAGTGCATTAAAGACATCTCGAGAGAACACATCAGACAGACATCACTTGAATGTATCGAGACTCAGAAGGATATCCTCGGACGAGTCAGATCCAATCAAGAGATACCACAGGAGAAGGTCTTATTGTGTGAGAATTTGTTATGTTCTCACCCAATATTCAAGTTCTCAAGTGATATATTTGATCGGAGATCTGAATTTGTGGAGCGTTTCAATACGATAGAGTCTTTAAATGAATCTATTGATAAGTTCGTCGAAATTCTCGAACGAATCCCTAGAATCAGTTTATCGATTTTCTCGCAAAGAGCGCACCACAAACATCTTGCTGGTGTCTCCAAAGCCGTTAAACGGATTATGGAGATAACCAGAAGATACGGAGAACCGGTTAACAATACACTGGAGTACTGAGTGAATGTTCACCCGAATCGCCGCTCGACATGGAGTTAAACTCTGTGGTCTCTTATTTGTTCCCCCCTTAGAACTTGTCCCTCGGGACAAGCCAGTCTTACGACTGGGGACTTTAGGGGGTGTAATCTTCAGGGGAGTTTCGAC